AGGTATAGTAACATCAAGATATGTATTATATATTGAATGCATATTTGTGGTAGTAGGACTACCAGTTGTGATATTTGATGGTGTGACAGAAACAAAATCTGTTGATAGATATGTTAATCCTGTTGGTAAACTTGGTAAGTTGGCAGAACCAGAATTTGAACCGTGCGCTATCTTTATTTGTCCACGAGCTAAAACCGAGAAGGGTAAAGGAAATTGATGTATAGTACCTGTTACACCTGTCGCGCCCGGTGACTCTATATCAAATCCGTATGGTACATTCACCCCATTCACCCGCGGATTAATATTTGCATTAGGAAAATCTTTATCCAAAGTCCACCATTCCCCAGTCTGTTCATTTGGCATTTTGTTTTGTTTTGTATATTCTATTTAAACATATTTATTTATCTATAAATCAATATTAAATAAATATAAATAACCAAAAAGAAATATTATTAATTTACAATTTACCTTGAATAATTAAATAACTAATTCATTTTAGTTACTAGTTACTTTGGTCCTTTCACAATTTCTAGTTGTTCTATTGTGTGCGGAGTTTGTATAAGATATATTTCCTCATCATCGGGATCATCGGGGCGCACCTGATATAATGAACAATCTGCATATTTTAATTTCATTAATTTCGTAGTTTCAGTTTCTTTACCTGGTTTTTTTCCACCCGTCGATTCCTCCTCTTCTTTCTGATATTCCTGATAATCGGGGTTAAATTGGAGTGATGTTTTATAGGTTTCAAGAATATTATGAATAATCTCGAGTTTTTTTAAAGGTTCCGGAGTTTGCGTTATAACCTGATGTTGTTTTTCAATGCTCATTAATATCGCGTTAATATCATCGCGGACGCGAGTCAACTGAATGTGTTTTTCCTTATTGTTGACAACATTCTCATAATCAGAAAGATATTTTTGATACATTTCTAGTTGTTTATTAAATTCTGGTATTTTTAAAGTAATTTCAGAAATAGCATCATCTTCAGATTTATAATTAAACAGTAAATCTAGTTTTAAATTGATGATTCGTTCCTTCATTTCTTCAACCTTTCTAAATTGTGACTCTAATAAATCTTTAAGATTATATGTATTTCCAAGTTTAAATCCGCGACTCTTTTTTATTTTTTGCATTTTAATTGTAATTAATTTTATGGAATTCGAATCTAAAACCGCTTTTTGAATTGCAACTCGTTTTTGTTCACCGGTCGACTCTATAAATTTCGTTTTCTTCTTTAATTTATTTACAATTTTATTCCTTTCTTCGATATATTCTTGTTTCAACCCGTAATACCTAAACATTTTTTCATTGTTTGCTTCACTCATTCTAATAAATAATATGTATAAATGTTTTATATATATTATAAAATTATAATTAATTAAAATATAAAATCATTGTTTTCTGTTTTCTGTTTTCTGTTTTCTGTTTTCATCACCACGAAGGTAAATCTGTAATTAAATTGGCATGTGTTATATTACCCCCTTGTCTGTCCATCTTTATTGTTGCAGACACATTATTTAATTTCGTTAAAATGTATTGTTTTTCTTGTTGCTTCTTTCTTTCTTTTTCTTCGGGTGTAAGTTTTCCCTTATATTTATAATATAAAATGCCTCCTAGCAGCATAACAAATAATGAAAACATTGTGATATTGAATACCGTATTATAGTGATGTGTTTTCACCTGATGACACCCCTTTAAAATCCCGCTAATAAATGATTTAACACCCGGTTCTGTTAAAAATGGTCTTTCATTTTGACTCGTCGGTTTTAAATAATTCATATTCATACTTTTATTTTATGTCTTCTATTTGTCTCTTTGAAATTATGGTATATTATTTCACAGTAAATTTGTACACATTATTATAAAATTATATATTTGTATTTTATATATACATATTAAAGAACAATTAGATATAAATGGCTACAACAACACCACCACCACCAACAACAACTACTGACTCAACAACGACAGCACAATCTGCATCGCAGTTGTTAAATTCTGCTACATCGTCCACACAAGTTATAGATCCAGCTACATCCATTTTTGTTTTTATTGGACTTACCGTTGTTTATTTTGGATTCAAATACACCATGCCGGAAAAAGGAACCGCCTTATTTGTTGTCTATTTTATTTTAATACTTGTTAGTCAATTTATCTTGAACATATATTTAGCCAAACAAATATGCAATAGTCCTTCAAATGTTGGAACTGCAGCCGTTGCCACAATTATACCCTGGGTTATTATTTTTGGATTACTTAATTTTTTGTTAATCACATTTTCCGGATGGCTTATCGCTTTTTCAAATACAATCGGATATGGCATTGCGTCTATCATTGGTTTGAGCACGCTGTTTTTAGACAAACTGGTTAATAATGTTGATAATGTTAAAACAACCGACAATCCAAAATTAATAAAGATTCTTCTAGATATGCAAAATGACCCATCCACAGTTATTAACGCGCTAAATGAATATAATGTTGACACTGTTTGGAACAAGAGCATCGCTACCGGTGCATTTAAAAATACCTTATCAAAAGTAACACCAGATTTTATGCCGCCAGAATTTTTGGAACTTAAAAAATACATTATTTTAAAAGATCTTGTATCTTATTTTATGTGGTATTTGCTTACAGGAATATTAATTACCTCCATCAGTTATAATTATATGCTCACGGCACCATGCATACAAACACCCAAGCAAGCTCGTCAATCTGCCGCTAAATTTTTAGCAGATAAAAACCAAGCTCAACAAACCGCAGATGCTGCAAAGGCAAATGCACCCGTTTATAAAACCGATGGTAAATAATTAAATAATAAGCCAACATTGGCGCCCGCGCCGCTCCGCGCACCCCTTATAAAAACCACTTTGAAGAAATAATTGTATTATTATTATCATTATCAATTATAAATGCATCGTAAATTGAAATGAAATACTTTTCAAACCACCGTTTACTAATAATATTATATCCTTTATCATATGCATATTTACAATAACACTGATAAATTGTGTATAACGATTGACTCGTTGTCGGGACAATTGTGCTGCTGCTACTGCTGCTGCTGCTGCTACTGCTGGATAATTTAGACTCTTTATATTTTTGTATAAATTCTTGTATTTCTCCCCGTTTATCCCAAATATCTGATTTACAACCCACGTTGATCAAATATTTGTCATCTTCTATGTAAATATATGGATAAAAATGCCGGATAAGTCCGAGAAGCATTTTATCTGAAACATTATTGTGCATGTGCAATGTAGTCGCAGATTTTTTAATTGATTTATTATAGAGCGATAATAACTCGTCCAACTCTAATTCATATTCTTCTTCTTGAGCGTCACCACCATTTGCATTTTCTAAACATGCGAAATTAATAAAACTATTCCAAAATGAAATAAAACTACAAACAAAAGGTAAGTGTTTACTGGTTCTATTTAATATTATTATATTTTCAGAATCTGTTTGCATTACAGTGTGCGGATCGGTTATTTCTATTTTTAAATCCATAATATTTGTTAACAGCATTTGTTTGAGTGAATGATTAAAAAATATATTTGGAATTTTCTCTTCCTCTATAAACAATTTCCACAAATACAACATATTTTTCCACGAAATATTATAACTCGGACACTCTTCAGTTGTCTTGTGTATAAATTTTGAAAATATTTCAACATTATTATTGCTTTTTAAATACAATGCGTGATTAATTACAGAATAATCATTACAATATTTATCTAAAAACAAATCAGCACACCCATATCGAGTTGAATAATGAGATGCAACGCAAAAAAAATCAATAATATGTGATTTAAAATACTTATCATTCGCATTAAACGTATTCGATAACTCGCACATATTTATTAACCGACACTCATCACTTACGTGCTCATAATATTTGAATTTAAAATGATTCAATAAATTTATTCCAAAATATTTATAACATTCTTGATTTAATTCTCTGAAAAATGGAAGCAGCGTCTTTGAATTAATAAAATAATGGAGCGAGGTTTTTTTATGTAGTATGTCACCGACAACTGTAAGAAAGTATTTGACTGTGTCTTTATTGAAAAATAATGAAGGAACCAATAAATGTATAATTTTTTGAATTGTTTCAGATTCTGGTATTGATTTTAAAATATTATTCTCTCTAATCCGTTTTATAATTTGTATTTTTATTTTATATTTCCATGGCAACAGTTCTCTATATTTTGAAGTAATCGTTGTTAAAATTGAATGTTGAATGTTGTCCTCTTTTATAAGCTCATATGTTTTATCATCAGAAAATGTAAAAAACAGTTCGGTATTTGAATTATAAAAATATTGTGTTTTCGCGATAAACTCTTCGATAAATTCATCCGATTTTTCATCCAATGTTTTTTTTCTATCTTCTCTCTGTTGGTGTTGATGCACCGAATTCTCAATTACTGTGGGTAATGAATATTTAATGTAATGAATCAATTTTTGCTGAATATTTGGAAAGTCATTATATTTATCATATAACGTCTTTACCGCGTCGATTGCTTCTTCAAATGTCATTTTGATATCGTTTGATTTGATACAGGTCAATTGTGAATCTATATTATCTATACGCGCTTTATTTATATATAAATAATAATAATTAAAATTATTTATATGATCAAATATTATTTACATTTGCACCCACCAACCCCAAAAACATTTTAAACCGGTGGTCCAAATTATACACATGAGTTTCAATATTAAATAAATCCGTTGTAATGTCAAATGTTCTCAAATAATAAAAATATTTTTGATTATGCATTTTTATCTTCTTTAGAATTTCATCTAATTCATTATGTAATTTTGTACACATATCATGAATGCCCGTAAGCGCCTTATGTATGCTTGTTCTGTTATGCGCCGTTTCCGGTATTTCTGAAATATAACTTTCAATCACTTCTAATTTATAAACAATATCTAGCTTTTCTATTTTTGATTTTATGTACATCTCTCCACACATGTATTCAGACATAATTTCATATATTTTGGAATTTGTAGCACCTATAGAACGTAAAACCGCATCTCTTTGTAATAAACTCGCAACAACCAATGCCATTTTATTTTTCTTGTATTTCTTGTATTATTGTATTATTATAAATATATAATATATTTATTTATACTAATAATATATATATATTATAATTATTTTTTATAAGCATGAATAAACCAATAATTCATAAAGTGGGTGGTTATTCTATTTTATTTATGAAGTCAAAAAGTAAAACCGTATATGTTAGTAGTATCGTTGCAAATGGTTATTGCAACGAAAAACAATCAGAAATTGGAATAAATCACCTATTAGAACACGTTTTAATTGAATCGTGGAAAAAATGCAAACAAAAATCGTGTGATCTTTATTGGATGACGAAACCTGTTTTTTATAATGGATTTACTACAATGACCCAAATGAAATATTTTATAGACGGAGATTCAGTTGAACTGCCAAATATGCTTGACTACATTATTGAGATTACAACACATCCTAAAATTTTACAGAAAAAACTAAATGCTGAGAAAAAAATAGTTATTAATGAAATGGATATGAGGATAAATATGTCTAATTATAATTTTAATCAAATTACATTAAATGAACTCTATACAATTCCAGGATTCCAACAATCAAATAATTACTTGTTGCAAAAAAAAAATGTGGAAAATATTTCATTGAGTGATTTATCCAGCTACATGCAAAAATATTATACGCCATCGAATACTTTTTTTTTCGTATCCGGAGACTTTGATCCAGCGCATGTTTTGAGTGTATTTAGACAAAAATTACCTAATGCGTCGCCTCCGCCTTTAACCAGCGGAATACCTACAAAAAATCCATTTTCTTATAAATCAAACCTCCTTTTCGTTACAAATAAAACAGATGAAGCCAAACATGGTGGTGTTGATTTCAGCATTTATTTTCCAATTGACATCCACATAAATAATGATCTTCTTCTACACTTGCTCGTCGCTTGCAATCTTCTTCAGACTGAACTGTACAATATACTAAGAGGTGATCATAAATTAATCTATTCAATGTCTGTTCAGTATGCAACGTATTATTATGGCACCGTTGTAGAAATAACGGGATCTTGTTTAGATTCGAATTTAATTTTAATACTTAAATACATCATTGCTCATATTCGTCAAAAAAAAACAAAAAATATTGACCAGAAATTATTAAATAATGCAAAGAAACTTTTACTTCTTGATAGATATAATAATATTAAAAATCCGATGGAAATTGCGGAATTTTATGAATCACAATATTTATTAAATCAAATGCAGGATCGTTATCGGAGTCGCGGTGGAGAACAAACGCAACAAGAGCCGTCTTCGCGCATTTATTCTGAAAAAGAGATTGATGAAAATATAAAAACAATTAATGCAAACCACGTGCGCAAAATTATAAACATGCTGGATTTTCACAGTGTCATCATCGGATACACTGGGAAAAAAAATCTTAATTTAAAATTATCTAATTTTGTTAAATGCGTCTAATGTTTGTGTTTGTTGTTTTTGACTGACCTTCTTGATCTTGATGTTGATGTTGATGTTGATGTTGATGTTGATGTTGATCTTGATCTGGATGTTGATCTTGATGTTGATTTTGTTTTGCGCGCTGATAAAGAAAATGTTGTCCATGGTTGAGACACTCTGTCATGCAAATATGGCTTCAACATTTCCCACTGCAAATTGCGTTCGCAATACGCATCCTTATAGAATGGCGTTCCGCACGATGATCCCCAAATTCCCATAAATTTCATTTCGCGCGCGAGGTCGCTGGTTATTACTTTACCGTCCAATGCGCCGCGCGGCGCAAAAGGTTTCGGTCGGTCTGCTTGCGACATGAATGCACGGTCATCCAGCTCATAATGGGCGCAAACCGTTCGCGAACACAGGTTCATTTTATTCAAATACACATCATAATGGTCAGCTATTATTTGTTTCGCTATTTTTGCGTCAATGCTGCCCCGATGTTTGCGCATGAGTTGTTCCAAACGAACGCGCCTTGCCCCTTGATGCCGCCGGATATCGTCAAATCCGCTGTTTGTGCTTTCCAAGTTCCTTATTCGCGGGTCGTATGCCGCATTGAAACCAACAAAATAACCATTTTTAGTTCTAGTAACCGGCGCATATTTTAAACCCAGCTCTATTCGCATTATTTCATTCGTGTTTGTATCTCCTAAATACCACGTTGACGCATAATCGCCTGAATTATTTGTCGTCAAATACTTTACATAATCGTCCAGCGTATTCCCGTATTGCATTGCATACCTAATTCTGCAACATATTGGGTCATTATTTTCATACGCATTAAATCCGCCCAGCGTTGTTTCTGTTCCAAAAATGCCGCTGCTGCAAGTGAAAAAATCGGTCCCGCTAAATACATAACCGGGCGCGCCTTGAAATAACATGCGGTGCCCTTTTGATGGCGTCATGCTTATTATTAAATTGCAGTACTGCCCGCTTATAAAGTTATCAAACGTGTTGTGTGCGCACACAATTTTGCCGTCTTTCGTATATGAACCAACCGCCATGAACGCAGAACAGCGGTCTGGAGCCCCTTTCCACTGTTGTTTTATTCCACCTCCCTCTGATGCCGATGCTGGATGAGGATGGGTCGAATCTTTATATTCAAAAATATTTTCATATTTTTTACTCAACTCAGAATCATTTCGTGATTTCAATACTTGTTCCAATGTCGCATATAAGTATTCTAAACTCACATAACAATTCCATAATATAATAAAATCTACCGATTGATTCGAACCGCGCGCAATGCCTTCCATTTCTTCATAAAGTTCTGGATAATTATCTTTTATTTTCGGTTTAAAAAAATCATTTGATATTTCAATGAATACCTCCATGTGTCTTCCGAAATCTTCATACAAACTATATTTTAACATTTTATACACTTCCGCTAATTCAGTCTTAACTAAATGTCCGTGCGCGTAACCGCGATTATATGCGGACCCTGATATTGACACGCACGTCCAACCATTCAATTCATACCTTGATCCATTTTTTATTTTAATGACCGCACTTGGTTTATTATTATCCTTATTATCTTTTATTTTCTTTGTTTTATTTGTCATATGAAAGAAATAATTATTATTATATAATACATTATATTAATTTATATGAACTTTATTATTTGTTTTATTTAAAGTTTATCAATTAATCTCTCTTTCTCTCTAGAAATCGATATGCAAACTATCTATTTCCTCACAATCGATATATTCTAAGTGCCGATTTCTTTTGAGAAAAATTACAGGTTTTGTTTCTGGAGAGAAAGAGAGATTAATTGATAAACTTTAAATAAAACAAATAATAAAGTTCATATAAATTAATGAATCATTAATCAATCAATCAATCAATCAATATGTGTTGATGTGCGACAATTGATAATATTATTTAAGTATTTAAAGATTCTACGAATTAAATATCTATATTATAGAATTGTATAAATAAAATGACCGACAATGTTTTGACTATAAAAACTGTTCAAATTGCGCCTTTTCGAACACTTATGACTGCTTTAAAAGACATTCTTCTTGAAACAAATATTACGTTTCAAAAGGATGGAATGCGAATTATTAATATGGATAAATCGCATACCATGTTGGCGCATTTGTGCCTTTCTGCTGAAAATTTTGAATTGTACGAGTGCAGCAAGGATAAAATAATTATCGGTGTAAACATGTTTCACCTGTTTAAACTCATTAACTCAATTGATAATGATGACACACTCACAATTTATATTGAAAGCAAAGACTATAATGAGGGTGTGGTTTCGTATCTTGGGCTTAAATTTGAAAATGGAGATATTAAACAATGCAAAACTCAGAAACTCCGCCTTATTGAACCCGATCCCGAAGAGCTGGTTGAACCCAATGTTGTTTTTTCATCGGTCATTAACTTGCCTTCTTCTGATTTTCAAAAAATAATCCGAGATTTGTCTTGTATTTCAGAAAAACTCGAAATAAAATCGGTTGGAAATGAATTGATTTTTCGATGTTCTGGACAGTTTGCAACTGCAGAAGTTCGGCGCGTTGAATCTGATGACAGCATGAAATTTATTCATAAACAAGATTCGAGTAAGATTATTCAGGGTGAATTCTCTCTAAAAAATCTTGGGTATTTTATAAAATGCACTAATTTGTGCAATCAGATTGAAATGTATCTTGAAAATGATCTTCCGCTTGTGGTTAAATATTATGTTGCAAGTCTTGGAGAGATTAAGCTGTGTTTGTGCCCACTCCCGTCATCATAGAATTATGAATATGTAGAATATTTGGAATTGTATATCTAAAGATACCCCTAATTTTTATGGTTATTATTATAATATTACTATTATATAATAATAAATAATAGTAATAAATAACATAACATACCAATGATTAATTTTAAAGAATGGATACATAAAGAAAATAGTAAATACATTATATCTATTATTATGGGTCTTGGTTTAGCCGCCCTTTTTAGAAAGGCATGCAAAGATGGCGCATGTATTCATTTTGAGTCGCCGCCAATGAAGGATTTAACCGGTGGAAATGTTTATAAATACGGAGACGAATGTTACAATTATAATGTTTCGACAATAAAATGCAATCAAAATAAGAAAACTGTAGAATTAAGTAACGGATTGCGTAATATGACATAGTATATTTTTATTCATTTATATTTAGAGAATAATGAATGACACAACAAGTATAGACGATTTGCCAGGAATTGCAGGATTGAATAATAATGGCGGTGGTGGCGGCGGAGTGGTCCAAAATGCTTTAAAAACGGAAATACCGCACCAAACATACTCACCGAATGTTGTGTCGGCGTCGCAGCAGCAGCAGCAACCGCAACCGGTGCAATCGGCACAACAATCACAAGGAAACCAGGATATGAACATTAATGAATTTGTATCTGGATTACAGCGCGCGACCACATCGGGAATGACGGCTCTTCCAATTCGAGACGTTCCCAGAAATACTGAGAGCGTGATATCAGACGAACAAACGATGCCCAATTATATACCAAAAGCACCCCACGATTACATACGAGAACACCATGAAAATACGCAATCATTTTTAGAACATCGCGCGCGATCAGCAAATCAGGCAGAATCTATCGATGTGGTATATGAAACATTTCAAGTGCCCATTCTTTTAGCTATACTCTATTTCACATTTCAACTGCCCGTTATGCGAAAATATTTGCTAATGTATATTCCAAGCATTTTCAATAAAGACGGAAATCATAATTTATCTGGATTACTCTTTATAAGTATTCTATTTTCATGTACTTATTATGGAATTAATTTTGTTCTTAGTCAGTTTGTTTTAGAATCTGAATAATTTTGAATTTTCTTTTTTAGACAATACAAACAAAACAAAAAAAATATTTTTTGTTTTGTTTTTTATTTTTTATTTTTATTTTTTATTTTTATATTTTTGTTTCATTGTGTCAGATTGGATCAGTCGGTCGGTTACCACCACCATCCACTTGGCAAAGACAAAGTGTTTGGGTCCCTCCTTTTAATTCCGCCTCGCAGCAATGATGCGGCAACGGATTCGACAGATTTGACGGATGTGATCTTGCGCGAGAATGTAATGACATTTTTCGTCACGGAATTTTTTTGGTTGGGATGAATGATGAAATCGCCGTCGGCGGTTTGTTGCATGCGCTGAATTCGAATCGATGTCGCTGTCACATTCATGATGCGACCGTACTCACGCACACCCTTGCACATGAAGGTGCAAATTTGTCCAATACGATCATGGGCATCTCTGGGATTGGTGATGCGAATACGGTCGATGTGTTGAGTATTATTTTGAGCCATTGAGTCTGTCTTGTGTCGGTCTTGTGCAACTGATAAGTATTTGAATATATTTTAAATTTTCAATTTATATTTTTTACAATGTAAAAACATTTGTTTTATTTATTGATTATGATGTTGGTGTGTGGTTACTTTAAGTTTTCTTTCTCTTGGTTATCTTCTTCGTTGAACCGAATTTGCCCTTTTTCGTAAAATAGCCATATTTTTCAAGACGCATTTCCTTTTTAGCCGTAAAATGTTTCTTTTTGCTAACAATGTATCCCTGATCATTATAGATCAATTTATCTTTTGTCAGTTCGCCAGTGGTCATATATGCAGTTCCATTTGAAACTTGGGTTCGTGATCCGCGTATTTTTTCGTATGTGTTTCCTTTAATATTATAAAGACCTGTTTTTTTATCTCTCGTATATCCCATTTGTATTATGGATTGTGTTTTGATTATTTATTTATAATATTATATGCATATATAATATTTTAATATTACTAAAATATTATAAAAAAGTACTAAAAATTAATAAAATAAATTAATGAGACCGGCGAGTTTTACGCGACGAACGACTAGATTTTTTACTAGATTTAGATTTATCGCCAATAAATACAGAACCAAATTTTCCTTTCCCGATTGGAACCCATCCGGCTTTCTTAAGACGATTTTCGCGTTTTGCGGTGGCGTGTTTGCGTCTTGAAACAATTCTGCCGTATTTGTTATACATGAGACTGCTTTTCGTGAGCCCGCCGACAGTTTTATAAGCAGTTCCGTGCATCACTTGGGGTCTTGACCCCCTAACTACAGAATAAGAATGTCCGGTAATATGATACGCGCCATCAGAACCTTTTTTGTGACCCATGCTATTGTTTATATTGTTATATAATGTAAAAAGAAAATAAATTAATTTAATATTTATATTTATTTCCCTAAATCCTTTACTTTATTTAACATCTTGAAAAACAATTTGTTTGTGGACCGGCGATTGCTGGACCCACGCTACAATTTTGATAGGGAATATAATGATTTGTGGATGAATAACCAGGACCAGACCCGCCAGGACACCCTGCCCATTTTCCGAATGCGTTAAGCGGTTTATTTGCATATTGAAACCGCCCACCTCCCTGAAATCTGGACGTATTGATAATAATTGTATTTCTCGCAAATCTTGGCAATAAACTTGTATTCGCGTCGTCTATATTATATTGAAAAACTGGAAGAGGACACTTTCCTCTGCACAAACTTCTACCTTTTACATATACCATTTGTTATATTTGCTTTATATTTTATATTTTTAAATCAGCATTTTCTAAAATTGTTTTTTTACCATGACAATTTCGACATAATGCAATTAAATTACTTATATCATTACTTCCGCCTTTGAACAGCGGAGTATGATGGTCTATTTCATAAGTATAATCCATAATTTCATTACATCTTCCACATTTCCACTCCTGATTGCTTGCAATTATTTTTTTAGTTAATGAAGTAACATTTCTTTTTACGCCTTTTACCTTACAATTGCTTTTAAGCGCGTCATATTCTTCTTCGGTAATTATCACGTATGGAGTTGAATCTATTTCGTCCATGCCGATATAATTACCGCTTGCATCTATGCACGCTTGTTGTTTATTATTACACACTCGTTTGTACACGTAAGATATGCCATCAAACGACTTGTAAACCAAAAAACTTCCAACTTTATAAACGCCTTTGAATATTAAGCTACATGTTAAATCGATTAAAAGAAATAAGACCATTGTTCTTAATATTAATAAAAATATAATATATAATGTTCAATTAAATTTATATTATATTTTTTATTATTATTTATTATTTTTTATAAAATTGAAATTATAAACGGTTTGTGCATATATTTTCAATTCAATCACAATCTATTGTCGGATAAAAATGAGTCTCGTTCAAAATCAAAGCGGTCGCGGTCAAAATCAAAATACAATGATGGAAATAGATGGAATTCCTTTATACATTAAATCGGACAGTCGCGGCATTCCTTATTTATATGATGTTGATACCAATGAAAAAATTGGATATTGGTGCACCAAAAAATGCACATATGTGATGTTTTCACCGTATATGCAAATGATTAATAAAATGAAGCGCGATACGAGGAGCGAAATGAAAAAGAAAGCAGTGGAAGCAGAAGCAGCTGGCGTTGACGACTCAGATGATGAAGCAGCTCATGAAGATGAAGCAGTTGACGTTGACGACTCAGATGATGAAGCAGCTCATGAAGATGAAGCAGCTGACGTTGACTCAGACGAGGAATCAAAAAACAGTTTGAACAAAGATATCTCGTGGTCAAATTACACAATCGTGAAATTCTTCATGTTGATGTTGCTGTACATTGTAATTCAGAAACAATTCCAATTAATTTATGTTGATTTTATATGTCTGTTCACCATTACTATTTTATACAATAAAATAGTTACTAATGTTCTCGATTTTGATGCGGTTGTTGATTTGGTTGAAGATAAAAATATTATATATTAAATATTAACAAACAAACACGTAAGGAGGAAGGAAAATAAATATATGCGTTTGCGTTTAAATTATGATGATTTTTTTTGTAAAAAAATAATAAGTGTGAAATGTATAAAAATAAAATATAATGAATGGACCAGCCGATCGATATAGTCAAACTAAGGGGGGGGGATACGTGAAATTAACAAGATGGAAGCAACGAAGTGTAGCTCCGCCAATTCATAAACCACCCACTACTACTAATAATAATAATAATAATAATAATAATAATAATAATAATAATAATAATAATAATGGCGCTTTGAATCCGATTCCTAAAAATTTTGATTTAGTTAGAGCGATACAATTGATGACATTGTCTAACTATGCTTATGATCAATATAATGATTTTATAAATAAACAAGTTTGGGCAATACAATCCCCTTACACTCTAATAAAAATAATATATGCAGTTTATGAAGCAAATAACCTTCCATTTGGTTTTATTGCTCAAAAGGGTGATGATTTTTTTGTATCTTGGCGCGGCACTGATAATTGGTCTGAATGGTTAGAAGATGCTAAATGTATACAAACAAAATGTGAATTTTTATCATCACCGCCGGAAACAAAGGTGCATTCAGGTTTCTATCAGCTTTATACTACTGCCAGTTCTGGTAATGATTCCCCTCAAAAACTAGTTATAGATTATTTGAAAACCATCCCACCATCTAAAAATATATTTGTGTGTGGTCACAGTTTAGGAGCAGCGATTGCTGTGTTAAATACTTGTGACATAGTAAACAATACTCAACATAAGGGAGCGACAATGTATAATTTTGCTGGTCCGATTGTAGGTGATCCCGCATTTGCCAATAAATTTAATTCTACTGTAAATCTTAGCTGGCGTGTAGTGAATACAAATGACACAGTGCCTAAATTGCCTGTATCAATCGCTTTATTACCGTATCAACATGTGAGTGGATGCGGTGGCAGTTGCAGTGATAATCCCAATACGAATTCTGGACTTTTCAATATTACCTTTAGTAGTAGTAATAATGTAGCAGGAGCCCACAATCATATGACATATCTTTACACACTAGAAAATATTTTACATCCTATATAAAATATTGTTTTGTATTTAGTTTTGTATTTCTATTAAATATAAACCGGTAATTTGTCAATATTTATTATTTCTGATTTTGAGACGTTTCGAATACTTTTATGAGTAATTTCAAATTGTGAAAATACCCGATTTTTCAATTGTTGTGACGGAACTTTATTATGAACTGTTCGCGCAATCATTTTATATAATTTAAAATCAGGATACCTATCAACACCATTTTTCTTGTATAAAATATTTCTATCATTATCGTCTGTTACCCACTCAACCACAAGTGAAACGAGCTGACTTTTTTTACATTCTCGCCCAACATCCTCCATATCTTCAATAAAAAAATCAAAGAGCGAACAACCAAGTCTGCACAAATCAAAACTAAAATTAGGTTCAATGCGGGCTTTTTTGTCATTAAAATATGGCTCAAAATTATATTGAGTCGCCGCATCTCCGGATTTATGGAAACTATCGCTGCAAACCAAGTTTGAATTAAATTTATAAATGGATCGACCGAAATCTATTATTTTAAAGATTCGACCATATGTTGGAACCTTGTAATATTTTTTATTAAAACAATAATATAAAAATTCTGCGTCGGTTTCAACAAACATTATATTATTTGTGTGAAGGTCATTATGTGTAAATTCGAATATTTTTTGATATGTTGCCAATGTAATAACAATTTGCATCAAAGCGGCTTCCCACTCTTCATCCGAGAGTGAATCTTTGACCATTAAATAATCAAGAGTTTTTGTGCAATTTTCAAGCATAATTACCTCAACGGGAAAATTGTATATAACAGCGTTCAAAATCTCATCATCAATTGTTTCAAATGATTCTGTGTCTGTTTCACTTCCGCTACAGCTGCCACTGTCACTGCTTCCACTGCTTCCACTGCTTTTACTTCCGCTGCTTCCACTGTCACTGCTTCCACTGCTTTTACTTCCGTTGCTTCCGCCTTCGCTTGATTCATCATTTGTTGTATAAGATGACCTAGAAGAGCAAGAAAAAGAAGACGAATCGTTCGAATTGTTTGAATCATCATCATCATCATTATCATCATTTTTGGCGCGATTATTACTAAAAATACATTCATCAACCAATTCAGTCAAGTCATTTAAACACGATGGTGCCACCGCACCATCACCATCGTTGTTACCAGAATCAGAAACCGCATTAGAAGCAGCATCAGAAGTATCGAAATTATCAAAAACAATGTCTACATTTTCCACAACAATATTTAATTTTGTGTTTTTATTTTTCGTGTGTCTTTGATTATTCATATTCTCATAATCACTAGAATCATCTTCGCAATCCGGTGCATCATATTTAAAAAGAACTCCATTTTTTTCTTTAAAAAAATCGGTTTTTAATAAATAATCCTGATCGTCAATAATATTAACAGTAAACTCATTTTGAACAGCTAGACACGATCCATAGAAATCAATGCCATGAATAAAACCGTGTGTGTTTAATAATTGGCTCGACAAATAAGAGAAAAATCCATCGACATATGCGGAATTATTTTTATCCATAACTTTAAAATGACATTTCAAAGAATCATCATCATCACGATTTTTATCATTATTGTCAACGTCGTTTACAACAGCAGCAGCATAATCAAACGTTTTTGAATGAATCGATGGCAAATTAAATAAAGATTTGTTTTCAATATTATAATTTCCAGCCAAATATTTAATTGGATCAAGAAGAGGAGAAAATTTAAAAAAGACAGGAACGTTGCCGTTTTGACCACTAGACTTGCAATATGGATATTTAGGGACGGGGAAAATTTCAGCATTTGCAATATTCTTTGACTTGATGTTGTTGTTGGATTCTGAATCGCCATTAAAAATTGCCTTGACGCTGTGTTTTTGATTAAGATTAATGGAATTAAAATTGGTATCATTCAGAGAGAAAAAACTCGAATAAATAGGAATATAATTTTGACAGTTTTTAAGACCCATGTGCGAATTTTCTAAATCTTTAAGAACATTGTCATTTTTGGGTTTTTGGTAAAATAATTTAAATTCATTAGAAGGCGGAACAACGGGAACAACGGCGGGATCGGTTGAAACCGGAACCAGATCAGTTTGATCAGCAGGAATTACAGGAATCGTATCAGTAGACATAAAATGTAATAATAATAATACGTTCTATAAATAGAATAATACCATTATTTAAACTAATTATAATGCAAGTAATTAAAATAATTCAATCAACTTTACAATAATTAGTTTGACATGTAAAATTATTATAGATGTATAGGTTATAATTTTAATTTAATTCAACTAAATAATAATGAATTTAGAACTAGGAAAATTCGATATGCGATCCATTAGTTTTAGACCAGACGAAAATAAAGGTCCAGTTATTGTCCTAATTGGACGACGTGATACCGGCAAAAGTTTCCTCGTGAAAGACCTGATGTATTACCATCAAGATATTCCAATCGGTACCGTAATTTCAGGCACAGAAGCAGGCAACGGCTTCTTCGGAGAACACGTCCCCAAATTATTCATTCACGACGCTTACAACACCGCAATCATAGAAAATATCTTAAAAAGACAAAAGGCAGTGCTGAAACAAGTAAAAAAGGAAATGGAAGCTTATAAAAGAAGCACTATCGATCCGCGCACATTCGTCGTTTTAGACGATTGCTTATTCGATAACAAATGGACCCGCGACACTATGATGCGTCTTCTCTTTATGAATGGTCGTCATTGGAAGGTAATGTTGGTCATTACGATGCAATATCCTTTAGGCATTCCGCCAAATCTTAGAACCAACATTGACTACGTATTTATCCTGCGAGAGCCGTACATAGGTAACCGAAAACGAATCTATGAAAATTATGCGGGCATGTTTCCGACATTTGAGTCGTTCTGTCAGGTGATGGACCAGTGCACTGAAAATTTCGAGTGTTTGGTGATAAATAACAATGCCAAGTCGAATAAGCTACAGGACCAAATTTTCTGGTACAAGGCGCAGCAGCACGGACCGTTTAAACTCGGTAGTAAAGAATTCTGGGAGATGAGCAAGGATTTAAATTCTGATGACGAAGAAGAGTCATATGACCCGAAGAACATCAACAAAAAAGGAGCGGGACCCAAAATCAGTGTGAAAAAAAATAAATGGTAGCGCAATAATTATTTGCTTTTGTTTTTAAAAGCAGAAGCAACATAATTAAAAATAAAAATTGATTGCTATATATTATATTATGATTTAAGTCATATTATATAATCTTTACCATAATATGAACGAATTTAACCGTAACTTAGATGAGTTATTACATTTATCAAAAAAACATAATTTAGTGTTTCATTTAAAAAAAAATTATAAAGAAAATTTTCATTATATTATTTTAAAATCTGATTTAAAAAATTTACACACTAAAAAACAAAGAGGTGGACACAATAAAATGATATACATGCTTACAGAAGATGCGTTTGACATATTAAAAAATTCATTTAATTTGAGAAATAGATACATTGTTAATATTAGTGATAATATAAAATGTGTAAATATTGGAATGTGTATTGAAAATCAAACTATAGGGTTTATAGAAAACGCATATAATTCTACCTTTAATATAAAAAGACAATATATAATCGACAAATATAAAGTTGATTTGTATTTTATAGATTATAAATTAGTAATTGAATGTGATGAAAACAATCATGATGACAGAGACCCTGATAAAGAAAAGATTAGAGTGAATCACATAAGTTCTTTGGGGAATACAATATTAAGATATAATCCGAATAATATTAACTTTGATTTATCGAATGTGCTCAGAGAAATAAATGTTATATTATTTTCAAATAGGTCAGTCATGTAATTTAAAATAAAATTGAAAAATAAAATTAAAAAAAAACAAAATAATATCAAGATAATAAGGTATAAATAAAATACTTACAAGATGGATGAAACTAAAAATACAAATAAATACAGCGATTACATTAATAGTTTATTTGATAAATACTTGAAAGATATTATTGGAGAAGGAAAAAGGAAACCAAGTATTGAGGTTCTCGTAAAAATTATGGAAATGGATATTAAATTGCTGCAGTCGGAAAATAAAATATTAAAAAAACAATTTGAAACGATGGAAACAGAATGTACGAATTTGAAAATTGAAAATTATCGCCTTCAAGAAACGGTAAAAGAACATCATAATTCAATTAAGTCCTTTTATGAAGAAGAAGAAAATAGTTAGAATGTTTTCCCACTCGTATCTTGAGTATTATTAACAGAATTAGCAGAAACAGCATACCTATCAGGGTCAACCCCTCAGAAAGCTTTCTTCATTCGAATACTTCTTAAATTTAATTTATTTGTTTTCATTTTTTATTCGAACAAAAATACTACCGGAAAAGTCGTAGAAAAACGTGAAATCAAAACAAACGAGCTTATTGGAACGTGGGACAGTATTGCAGACGCGGCGATTTCAGAGAATGTATGTGCTGCAAAAATGAGCAGATACATTCGAGAAAAAAAACAAATTGGCGACTATCATTTTGTTACCAAGTGTTAACAATGCCACAATAAGAGCCACAACAAATGCGCTTTCAAACCCTTACACTGTCACCAAGTTGTAGATGTTGTCCAGACAATTTTTCGCTCGAATGCGTGTATAAGGATAAGGGTTGGAAAGCGAATTTGATTTTGCAATGATGTCTTTGATTGAATTTTTGATGCAGTGGTGTTTGTGGTGCATGTCAAAAAGGGCTCTTTCTTCATTTTGTATCAACCGCAATTCATCTGAAACCTTATCTTCCAAGTTGTAAAGTTTGAAGTAGAAATTGGAGGATTGTGTGTACCGGTGATAAGTGTTGTGGGATTCATGCATCTTCATCTGTTGCAACCTCATCTGGAAGGGAATCAGTCGGCGGCGCAATTCTTGACACTTTTGTATCTGTTGCGTTATTTCCGCCTTGGATTGCAACTGGGCTTTCATGCGGGCTTCATGTTCGGATTGTCGTTTGAGTATCAGTTCACGCTCGCGCTCGTGCATTTCTTTTTTTGTTTTTACCTCTGCGGACGACGACAAGGACGAGTTTGCTTTTTGTTTCAATAATGATTTCTCGGCAGGTGATAGATTTTGAAACCACTCAGATGCAACTTTTTTGTTCATTCTTTTTAGTCCTGACGATTTGCCTACTCCCAAATTATTGATGTTGATTGAAACGGTTCCATCCATCGTGTTTGTCTTTCCTGGCTGTTGGCTATTTATTGGCTGTTAACAATAGATTCAATAAAAAAGTTTTCAATTTATTATTTTATATAATTATTTGTATTGACAATTAAATAATTTAAAATTGAAAATAAATGATTTATTTTTATATTTTTAACCATCCAACATGAAAGACATATTTCGAAAAACAATATTGACATTTTATACATTAGTGTCAATATTGTTCATGTTTATATTTACAATCGTCGAATCTATAACTATTACAATAAAAGCGAATGTTACTGACATAATTGTAGCAAATTCAACTCAACCTTCGTCACCGCCCACAGACGACACATCGATATCTCCTTATAACGAAAGAGTTGTGGTAGTTATGACTTATTTTGGATTTACATTATTAGTTTGCATTCCAGGTTTAATGTGTATTTTGTGCATTTATAAAATGAAGGGAACGGCTCCATGCAATTTCAGAGAAGCATTTTGCAATTGTTGGTAATGAATGTAATGTGACAGATTTATAAATAAATATTAATGAATTAGTTTTTTTTATAAGCCAAAAACATATTAGTCGTTGGGGTAATAGAAACTATATTATAATTTATTTCATCTAAAAAATCGAATAGTTTTTTTTTATTTTCAGATTCTATGTTGCACTCAAAAAAAATGTGTGGATAATTTGATCTAATGATTGTTTTAATCCCTCCCATTAATGCGAATAGTTCGTTATCTTCCACATCTATTTTGATTAAAGAAATTCCATCAATGTTAAAACTATCCAGCGTCCTTACTTTAATTGTTTCTTCTTTAATAATTCCCGACGTGGCGTGCATGGAAGATCCACCCCCATCAATGCTAACAATTTTTAATGTTGAATTTCCAATTTGATCTTTAGAACCGAGCCCATAATTTATGCATTCAATATTATCAATATTTGACAATGCCACGGAACCACACAGAGCATAAAATGTTTTTTTTTGTGGTTCAAATGCATACACTTGTTTACAATATTTTGATAAAGATATAGAATATGTTCCTGTGTGCGCACCTATGTCTAAAAATACGCTGTTCTTATTGCAAAATTGTACACACCATAAAATCAACGTTGATTCAAATAAACCATGACTCATATAATATGATAAATTAGAGCTTGGAAGTAAATATGTATTGTTTTTTAAAACAATAACTTGATCATCTGCGTTGTCAACAATATCATTTTTTTGTAATATAAAAAAACTAGACATTCGTTTATTATAAATTTAATATAAATAAATATATTTATATTAAATATTATATATATATATTAAATTTGTATAATATTTCTATTTTATTATTTGATTATTTATTTGATAACAGATTCGTTTGTTTTTAATCAACTTCTTCGATATTGGGTCCAGATTTGTGTGAATTGTGTGACTGTTTTTGAAATTCGGGCATTCCACCGGGCATTCCGCCGGGCATTCCACCGGGCATTCCGTCATCGGTACCAGCATACAACTTTGAAATAATCGGACTAACAACCCCTTCCAGTTTTTTTTGTTGCGCTTCATATTCGGATGCTTCTGCCTCTGTTTCAGATTCCAGCCACTCCAGCGATGCTTTGCAAGCTTCCTCAATTGCGGCGCGGTCAGATTCAGACAGCTTTTCTTGCATCGCAGGTTCCGACGCAGAATTCTTAACCGAATAAATATAATTCTCAAACCCATTTCGCGCATCGATCTTTTGTTTATGTCTGGCATCTTCCTCCTTGAATTTCTCAGCTTCAGAAACCATGCGCTCAATGTCTTCCTTTGATAGTCGCCCCTTGTCATTTGTAATTGTGATTTTATTCGATTTGCCGCCGGCTTTATCAACCGCATTTACATTCAACACGCCGTTGGCATCCAAGTCAAATGTGACCTCGATCTGTGGGGTTCCGCGCGGTGCCGGCGGAATTCCGTCCAGTTGAAATTTACCAAGAATGTTGTTGTCCTTTGTCAGCTGGCGCTCGCCCTCGAATACTTGAATCAAAACACCGGGCTGGTTGTCTGCATACGTTGAAAACGTCTGCCCCTTTTTGCACGGAATCGTGGAATTTCGTTCAATGAGTTTTGTCATGACACCACCAGCGGTCTCAATACCCAAAGACAGCGGCGCAACATCCAGCAACAAAATATCCTGCGTAATTTTCGACTGGTCCCCCGTCAAAATCGCCGCCTGAACTGCTGCTCCATACGCAACCGCCTCATCCGGATTAATGGAGCGATTGAGCTCTTTTCCGTTGAAATACTCCATTAGCAAACTACACACCTTTGGAATGCGCGTCGACCCGCCAACTAGCACGATCTCGTCAATGCTGCTCTTTGACATTTTAGAATCTCTGAGAACGCGGTCAACGGGGTCAATGGTTGAACGAAACAAGTCCATACACAGCTCTTCAAATTTAGCCCTAGTAATCTTGATTACAAAATCGCTCCCATCAAACAGTGAATCCACCTCAATCGTGGTTTCCGCCGACATTGAAAGGGTGCGCTTGGCTCGCTCGCACGCAGTTCGCAACCGCCGCAACGCGCGATTGTTGCTGGACGGATCCTTCTTGGTTTTGCGCTTAAATTCCTGAACACACCAATTCACGAGCCGGTTGTCAAAATCCTCACCGCCCAAATGCGTATCTCCCGCAGTTGCCTTTACTTCAAAAATACCGTCGTCAATTGTTAGAAGCGACACGTCAAACGTACCTCCTCCCAAATCAAAAATCAAAATATTGCTCTCGCCCTTTCCTTTTTTATCGAGCCCGTATGCAATTGCCGCCGCAGTTGGCTCGTTGATAATTCGCAACACATTAAGCCCCGCAATTGCACCCGCATCTTTCGTGGCTTGGCGCTGCCCATCATTGAAATATGCAGGCACTGTAATTACAGCATCTGTAACGGATGCGCCCAAATAACTCTCCGCGATTTCCTTCATTTTTACCAAAATCATTGCAGAAACTTCCTCCGGAGAAAACGTCTTTTGTTCTCCTTTGAAATCAACCTGGACGTGCGGCTTCCCACCATCCTTAGAAACCACCTTGAACGACCAATGCTTCATATCGCTCTGAATGCTGGCATCGTCAATTTTTCTGCCGATGAGACGCTTCGCGTCAAAAATAGTATTCTCAGGATTCATGGATACCTGATTTTTCGCAGCATCTCCAATGAGACGCTCGCTATCCGTGAATGCAACATAGGACGGAGTTGTCCGATTTCCCTGATCATTTGCAATAATTTCCACTCGCTCATTCTGCCAAACACCCACACACGAGTACGTTGTACCCAAATCAATTCCGATCGCTTTTGACATGTCTATGCTCTAGTCTGTTGATTAGATTAATAATATTATATGACACATCGCTTTATATTCTTTATGATAATTAAATTATTGAATCTACATAATTTAATTATTTTAGTCGCCGCCACTATGTATGACCTTCTTATTTTCTTATTTATTATTTATTTAATCGATACAATCGAGACCAATATCATCGTCGTCATCTAGCGCTAGCGTTAGAGCCTGATTTTCGGTAAGACGCGAGAGTCCGTGATCCGTATTCTTGTCAATCACCACATTTTCCGTGTCAAACATTTTTTTGCGAATTTCGTCAAGTGTTACATTTTCAGATTCTTCTTCTTCGCTCGCGTCCGCGTCTGCATCAACCGACATATTTTTCACGCTTACGAGCTCTCCCTTTGAATTAATGGTTTGAGTAAGTTTGTTTCCAGATTTCTCTGCGTTCTTTTTATTTTCCTCAATTGCCTTTTCTTTAGCATCTTTTACTCGCTTGTCAAATTCCTTTTTGGCATGATCTTCATTCTTCTTCTTTTCAGACATGAGTTGATTTAGCGTTTCTTCCATATACTCCACGCGCCCCGTTTTGTATGCGTCCGGATGAAACGGAACCCACATTCCAACCGGACCGACATACACATCGTGGTTCGGATCAACTTCGCGAAGCAATTTACAACGCATTTCGGCTTCTTTTTGTGAACCGAAAACGCCGCGAACTTTAATTCCTCGAACCGATGTCTGAAATTCATGTTTTTCGCTGAACTCGTCATCCAATCTCTCTTCATTATGATCCAAAAATGTTTTAAAATCATCATTAACGTTATATTTCATTAATGCTTGATGCTCATCCTTCAAAAAATCCTGAAAATCTTCATTAACCTTTTCAAACGTAATATTATATTTGAAAGAAATAAAACTAATGAAATGAAGCATAACATCAACAGATTTCTTATAATTCCATTGTTTTAGAAACTCTTCAAAGAAAAAATGTTCACGCTGCTTCAAAATATCTTCTGGACTTACAAATGACAAACAAGCAAATTTTTGACCGGAAATGGGTTTATCTTCTTCTAATAAATCGGCATAATTTACATTGAGAGTTCCGTCATCATTTCTTTTCAATTCAACACCACTTGGTTTATTTATTTTAGGCATAAAATTAATTTATACATTATATTATATTTCACTTTTAAGTATGTTTTATTATAATAAATAATATAATTAATAAGAATTAACGATGATATAATAAATTGATAATTAATATATATTATTTATTTAATTTAATTTTTTTCTATTCATTTATTATAATGTATAACAACGTTTTAGATTTAGGCGAGCTTATAAAACGCGCAATCAAATACTTGGTTGAAGGTATAATGGTTGCGATTGTTGCTTACTCCATTCCCAAACAACGTCTGAAGTTGGAGGAAGTCGGTCTGATTGCGCTCTCTGCTGCAGCAACCTTTGCAATTTTGGATGTCTATGTTCCAAGCCTTGCTGTTTCTGCTCGGTCTGGCGCCGGGTTTGGCATCGGTGCCAACCTTGTTGGATTCCCCAGGTAAACCATAATCACCACAAACAATGCGCATTTACCAAACAAATTGTTTATTTTAAATTAGTAAAATAAACAATTTAAATGAATTTTGACAAATATAAATACTCCTTCAACGTAGACAACCATGTACAATTCCAATTCATTTACCGCATCTGAGTATTTTGATTATTCAGACACAAACAAGTATTTAACAAATAAAAAAAAACAGATGAATGTCGTCAAGTGCACGGTAGAGATTGCAGATGGAACTTTTAAAGGATTTAGAAGAATTATAGAACTAGATTCTGAAATGTTCGATTGCAATTGTAGTGAAGCATCTAAATCATCATCATTAAATTTATTAAACACATATTTGTGTAACCAGTTGTATCACAAATTAATGTTTTTTTTTAACAATGAACAAATGACTTGTCAAGTTGTAGAATTAAATAATATAAAAAATAAAATGACGATTGATGAAGATTTTTTAAAAGATAAAAAAGAACTGATAATTGATGATGATTTTTTTTACATTTACGTAAAAACATGAAAACATAAAAAAATGTTTTGGTTTGTTTTCATGTTTTGGTTTGTTTTCATGTTTTGGTTTGTTTTCATGTTTTGGTTTGTTTTCATGTTTTGTTTTGATTGCATAAAGTGTGACATGTGATTACATGCGATTGACAACACGATTAGCGGCAATGTTGTCGCGCTGTTGCACTTGATTTGTAATATCGTTGCCAAACACACGTTTTGAGCCGACACGCGTGACTTGAACGTGTGGGCGCGGTTGTTGAACTTGAGGAGTGTGAGGAGTGTAAATGTCTTCAAGAAATGCATTCATGCGTCGAACAAATGTCTCTGAGGGTTGAATGATGTTTGCATATTCTGAGGCATCCTCCATGAATTCAACAAGATTGGTTGCTTCGGCGAGTGTGACTGGATTCGGGTTGATGTTTTCAATGTTACTCAATAGCATGGCTTCAATGCGGGCGGAAATTTCGGCTGCGGTATCTGTCGTCGTCATTGTAATTGAGAGGGTGGTAGTGCTTGAACGCTAAAATATATTTATATAATATAAAAGTTTTCAATTTATATTTTCTACACTGAAAATATAAAAATAATTATTAAAAAAAACAAGTTTTTTTGTTTTATTTTGTTTTATTTTGTTTTATTTTGTTTATTTTATTTTGTTTTATTTTATTTTGTTTTGTTTTGTTTTGTTTTGTTTTGTTTTGTTTTGTTTTGTTTTTCACGCTCAGTTTGCAACGCTCAGTTTGACCAGATTCCGTAATCGTAGAATCGAAAATTCTCCTCGCGGTCATTCCATACAGCAGCAGGAGGAGGTGGTGCAAGTTGTGCAGGAACAGTGGAGATGTTCCAGATCGAATCTGTAAATTGGTTGTAAAGTATGCGGGAAGAACAGTCGAGTTCACGTCCACCACATCCACAAATGCATTGGTGACTTGGGGCGGCGACGGCGATGGGGGTAGGTGTTAACGACAGGGGCGATGCGGTGGAGGCGGCAATGGTCGGAGATTCGCGAATTTTCGCCGCTTCCTTCTTCACCTTGTATGGAAGAACAATCCAGTAGGATGGATCAGAAAAGACAATGCGCGCCTCACGCTGCGAATTCACTCTGTCACGAAAATGGTTTGAAATGATCCCTGGAATCCAGAAGTGAACGTGTACAACTGCAAAACAGAAATTTGCGTCCGGGTGTACAAACTCAACAAATTCGACTTTTGAGACGACTGCAAGGTTTTGGGACTCAAAAACGCGCTTCACAAACGCCTCGTGCATTTGATTGCGATGGACTCTGGGAATGTATAAAGTCGTAAGCGTGTAGTTGTTGGCGGCGACGGCGGAGGAGGCGGAGCACTTTGACTGCACCATACTGATTGTCTTTGTTGATTGAGAAGCTGATAAATATATAACAAGTAAATAAGTTTTCAATTTATATTTTTTTCAATGAAAATACGAATATATTTTCGTACTTTCATTGTTAAATCTATCATCGTAATATATATTATATTTATTTTATTTTTATTGTTATTGTGATTTAAGCACCACCGCGAAATGTGATTGCATTATAATATGGAAGAAAATCGTAACAATTATTTCCACTCGCATCCTTTTTGAATGTAAACCCATCAGCACAGCAACCAAATTTAGATGCATCACAGCCATACCGAGCTTGACGGAAATTATACATTTGATTTGGAGTCATCTGACCGGGTTTCATTAGTTCATTCATATAATCATCCATATCATTATCATAATAATTGTTACTGCTATTATTTCCGTTTCCGCTAGAATCGGGATCAGATTTTCCGGGATTTTTCACAACGCAATCTTTTTTATTCCAATTTACGCCCTTGGTACACGGATATTCTTGACAAGTATCTGTGTTTATAATTTTTCCATTTGCATCTCGTTTACATTCCACATTGCAATCTAATGTTTTTTTAGAATTGGTTGGATTAAGACACTTATCGCATCCAAACATGAATTTCATTCCATTTTCATCTGTATTGCTTATTCCACAAAATCCGGTGTCTTCATCATATGTGGGATTGTGCGGGTCGTTTTTATGATATGGGTCAAACTGGTTGAATTGGTCATTTGTTCCGGCAAGCGGTTGAGCATAACATTTTGCTTGAGAGCAATCGGGTGGTGGTATTGGTTTTCCTCCACCGCCGTCACCTTTGCCACCACCCTTTCCGCCCTTTTTAGATGGGGAAGGAGGGGGGGTTACCGGCGCGGGTGGAGGTTTGGGGCAAACACCTTTCGGACATTTAACTGTTGGACATGCTGAACAATCTGTATCATATTGACAATAATTTTTATCCTTTGTAACTCCGCTTATGCATACTTGCGGACAAATGGATGACGGTTTTAGTGATGACGGAAAAAATGGATTGGTCAAATTAAGGGCGGTAAATTGAGAGGCGGATCCTGTAAGAACAATTTTGTCCGTTTTAAATAAACTTCCCAACGGGGTTTTGTTTAAATTTTGTGCTTTTTCAAGAACGAATATAATGGTTACAGGCGTTGAGTCGTCATTATTATTCAAATTAAATTCCAATTGATTCAAATTTGGATCTACATCTTTTGTTTTAGGGTTTTTATATTCGGGATCATGAAATGTGCATGTAAAATTGCTTGTAGTTGTATTACCAATGCCTAAAATTAATTTTTGCACACTGGTTGCAAGCGTGTCGCCTGTATACACGCCGGATGGTATGTTAAGTGATATCGGCGGCATCATTTCCGTTTCCGTTCCAATTTTAACATTAAATGTATTATATCCATCTTCCACATTATACCTCTGACAATTCCCATCTGGGTCAACTTGATGATTCCAACAGCCCTTTGGACATGTATCCGTGTCCGATTTAAACCCCTCTCTAAATCCGAATAAACTATAATAAGACCCGTATAGAATAACAAACACAAGAATGCTAAATAATGCCCATTTTCCTAGTTTAATATTAAAATCTATTTTCATAATGAATGATTATTATTTATAGTATGGTGATATAAAAACTATAGATAATAAAATAAAAATAAAACTGAAATGCAATAATAATACAATAATACATAATACAATAATACATAATACAATAATACATAATACATAATACAATAATACATAATACAATAATACATAATACAATAATACATAATACAATAATACATAATACAATAATACATAATACAATAATACATAATACAATAATAAAATGCCATATATTTTCCAGGTAGTTTAAGGAAAAACGCAACTGTGCAAACTTTGCGTATATGGATTTTTCCGAAATGCGTCTAAAATGTCGGGCTGAATGCGTGCACAGTTGACAGATTCTTGATACGACTGTGGATATTTCTCAAGCTTTCCATATGTTTGAACGCCCGGCGGATTCGATATTCTAAAAACGGGATTGGGTATCCACGGGTCACAATTATCATCATGTCGTTTCGTGCAAATGTTCTCGGTCGGATTAAATAAACTCATATTTCCGCCCGGTGTGAAGCTTGTTGAAATCTTATTCACATTATTGTGCTGATTGTATTGCGCTTCATAAACCCCGACGCCCTGATTTGTCGCACCGCCGCTGGAGCCAACATATTGCACATTTGTAGTATCGCGCTGATTATAAGTGGCTTGTTGCGGATTTACTAAATATCCACTCCCGGCTGTTTGCGCATCCACGTTCAAATGATTGAACCCAAGAAGTCCCTCCGTCGTTTCCTTAATGGTTGTGGGCGCGCGATCGGCAGGATTGTAAACAACACCGGAAGAGCCGCACGCCGGTTTAACGTCACCATACAAACGAATATTTCCGACTGAATTTTCTTTCCGAGACGGTCGTAAAATGTCAAGCACAGGCGCAACCACGGCGCGCAGTGCGCCATAAATAATTCCGCCTTCATGACTCTTTGTTGTGTTGCGATTATTCGACAAAAGCTTATAACCGTCTCTCCCGTAATCATTTTCGCCGGGAGTGAAATTTTTACCACCGGTATGAGCATTTGTCATCGGCTTTCCGCTGTATTCTGGTCGTTTAGCCGGTTCATAATTTTCAGGCGCATACGTGTTTGTACCCGTAACATTTGAATCCGGACCGAAATATTCGGTGGTTGTGCATACGCGCGACTGTGGTTTGTAAACCTCTTTCGCACGAGCCGTCTGCGCCTTTTCAATGCCTGTGGTGGTTAACCACCGGTCCGATGTATTCAAGTAAAATTTATCCGGCAAATATTTCTCAACCTTTCCATACGTTTCTGGAGTCGGCGCGCTCAAATTATTCCAATTATATGCCGGACCTTCGTGCGTCTCCAAACCAAACGTTACCTTGGGATTATTGACAGTGCGGAGTTGGTCAACATTCCGGTCAACCCATTTATCGCGCGCCTCCATGCCCGAATTAAACCCGTCGCTGCCTTTTGCAGAGTATCCTTGATCCAAGCCCGGACCCACGTGAATTTCCTCCCACGGTTTTACATTTGCCATTTTACTACCCGGCATGACGCGTGACTGAATAAAATCAGTAACGCTGGGCATTCCATTCACATAATTAATGGCATTTTGTGGCGCAAATAGGGGAGCGCGCTCTTCTTTATGTATTTTTTGTGAACCGGCGCCGGAATACGTGTCAAGAACCGACTCGGACACATTGGCGTCTGCCGTTCGTCCCTTGATTTTTGCACCGAAGAACGGAACCATATTGTTATGCTGAAATTTATTCTGATTTATTGGTTCTCCGGTGAGTGAATAGACAGTATTTGGACTGGTAAAACCGGAATTTTTTTTTGAATTTGTATTTGGATTATATGAGTTTCCGAACTGATCTGGATTTTGCAACACTCGGTTACCCACGCTCGAATTATAATACTTATCTGTAACAGCATTTGGCTGTGGATACGAATTAACACTTGAACCGGTTCCCGGTAACATTGCGGGATAATTCGTTGTTGGAATATTTGTATTTGGAAGCACGTTTGGATTATTTGTGCGATTATTCGGATTATTTGATGTTATAAACGACTCCTTCATATCCTTTACACTCGAGCTTGACCCCCCATTATTTCTTTTATTTTGATTCGATACTAAATACATTCCTCCTAATGCAACTATTGGGATTGCTAATTCCATTTTATATTTTTATATATTATTATATATATGTAATATAATTTTTACTTTATTAATATTTTCAAATAATTTATATATCGCTATTTTAATTTTGAAAATATTAATTTAATCGTTTATCTCTCTGTAATGTAAACATTTGATTTCACAAATTGTAGATATTTCATACACGTGTGTTTTGAAAATGTAATATTATCGTAACCTATAATTTCTTTGGTTCGATCGGCTGCATAGGATTCAAATTCGGAATAGAAACTATCCGGCATAAGATTTGAATAAAACAAAGTAATGCTGAAATCATTCTTCATTGATTTGAAATCCGCGATTTCTTCTAAATAACTTCCAACATCGTCAGCACTATAAAATGTAGAATGAAAAATCGCGGCATCGTTAAACCGACGTTTACCAAAAACATGAAAATTATTATTATGATACTGAATAAAAATAGACCAATTATTGTGCTCTACAATTTTAAAAACAAGACGAGGCATTTCAAGAGACAAGAGTTAATTAATGATAATATTATAATATTAATTAAACTAACGTTTATTATTTAAGCGTCTATTACAAAATATTAATATGAATTAAATTAATTAATTCAATTCGGAAGAATTATATAAAGCATCCACCAATCCGTATTTAATGCACGTCTGCGGAGTAAGCCATAAATCATGCTTTAATAATTCAGTTAATTTTTTTTTTGGTATTTTCGTATATTCCCCATACAATTGTGTAATTTGATCCATCAATTCATTCAAATGTTGATATTCATCTTCAATTTCGCTCATTTTTCCCCACATCGCACTACTTAGTTGATGAATAAGCATATACGCATTTGCACCAATAAACCGCTTATTACAAACCACGCTAATAATTGTTCCTGCTGACGCTGCGCAACCCTCAATTACAGAATAAATCGGAACGCGTAAATTCTTTATAGTATCTACTGCAGCATACGCATCGTAAAGCGAACCGCCATATGAATTGATGTGAAGATAGATCGGAATTGTTTTCACGTTCAAATCAAATGACAATGTGTTGACGAACTTTGCTGCTTGTCTCAAAAGGACATTTAATGTAAATATAGATTCACGTGAAACGTCGGAATAAAAGTACACATGATTATTTTCTCTAACAATCTTCATTTCGTCGCCATCATCGTCACTGTCACTATTGGATTTTGATTTTTATTTACCATTATTTGTAATATTACGATTACGATATGTATCTCTTTTTAATAACGTTGTCTTATTCATATAAATTATTATATTATAACACAAATAAATCTTTATATAGTTTCCTTCATAATTCGTAAGAAACACATTATTTATTATTTTATTTTATTATTTGAGAAAGGGCAAACAAGGAATTTTTGCAACATAACTATTCTTTTCCAATATGCGCGTGCTAAGATTATTTTGAAACGGAAAGCACACGTTTTCTTGGGGGTTAAGTTGAGGATAATACCAATTGGTTTGTTCTAAATCGCGATATGTCCATGCCGGATGAGTGACGCGCGACTGTTCAACAAACGATGGTTGAGCCGACGGATATGATATCGGACTGCTAGAAACCGCCGTTTTTACATAATTATTTTTCATGCAGTCTCTCGAGAGAGGTTGGTTTAATCCCAATAAATTGCTTTCTAAATTAATAGTGTTTGTTCTTAAATTCGCACCCCATCCTTGCATTCGAATGCACGGATCTTCGATATAATACGGCTTGTCTCCGTTACCCGGCACGTTCAACATGTATCGTCCCGGATCGGTTGATTCTTGCAATTGTTTATTTATTCTACACGGATCATCGTGAAAACGAGTAAATGACATTTGTTATATAATATATATTATAATAATTTCAAATTTTTAGATGCATATTAATTTATACATCTTATTTTATTGAATAAAATAATAAAATAATAAAATAAATTAAGATATAAAGATATGCGAAAGTATACTATAAATAATAGTTACAAAACTTATTTCTAAATAATTAAAATGAATCATGAACGACAACAAAGAAATATTCAGATTTATTTGAATTCTCAGTGGATACAAGTTACAACGGAAACAACAAAAACAACAGAAACACCTTATGCATTTGCCTACACACAATATAAGAACCGACCGGCATACAGCCCCGAACTGCCGCATGAGACAGAAGATGGTGTGACAATTTATAGAAATGGAAATGAACACTATAAACCCACATATGCTTCTTACGGTTCTAATATTCGCAATGTTCCAATTATAGACATGAATGACATCAAGATTTTTTTAACAGATATTCCAGATGCAAACTGGGTAAAGGCTAGGGATTATCAAGCTTGGGCATACCGCGATTTCATGTATGACAATAAGCCAATCAAGTATTACGCTTCTCGTCACTCGTCTCACCTATTCTTTCAAACGAGCAATTATAGAGAAGTTACCACAATCGAATTAGACGGAGTTCCCCCAAATATTATATTCAACATTTCTCGAAACGAAAATGGAAGCGTATATTACGAAAAGAATGATGCGCGCTCAACGCGAGTGAGAATTTGCGACAACGAGTCTGCGCGGTCCGGTTACTTGGGGTTTTATCGAAGAATGACGGATCATGGCGGCTTTATTATATCGCCACCGGCTGCACAATCAGTGGCACCAGCACCGACGGCACCACAATCGGTGTCATCGTCATCCGATCCATATGGACCCGACTATCAGGATTTCGCCTCATTTTTACATCAACCGCGTGATACTAAACTACCACTTGCACCTGGTGTATGCAGTATCGAAACGAGCAACGAAGAAGAGCAGTGTATTTTATGTTTTAAAAATAAATCAACGTTACTATTAATGCCGTGCAATCACAAAATAATGTGTCCTGGTTGTTATACTAAAATGGAAAAGCCCGAATGTCCAATGTGCAGGGGAAAAATATTCTCATTGATTATTGATTAATATGTAATAAATATTAATATTAGTAAACAAATAAAAAATAAAATACACGATTTGAGTATTTTATTTTGTATACATTGTAAATGTAAAATATTTTACTGACGACCGCGACCGCGACCACGACGACGAGTGGCGACGGCACCGCGGTGACGACGACGAGATACGTTTCGGTGACGACGACGAGAGACTGCACGAGCTACCATTTTGATTGTGTTATATATATACAAAAGAAAAAAATTATACAAGTCTTAAATATATTTAATTATAAATTATTTAATTATTTAATTAAATATATTTTGATTCAAAATTCCTAAACAAAATAAAATTACTACCAATTTATAACTAATTACTACCAAATTGTATCACTGTGCCAATACATTCCATCCCCCTTTTTAATATTATAAATACTTTTAAATAAATCTAAACGTGAAAGCGGACAATTCGCCCTATATTTGTCTAAAGGATGTGGATTCATTTTTAATTCAATAGATATGGATTCTTTTGAAACATACGAGCGCCACTGATATGCAATGTACATGAACAGCGTTTCAAATGAAAGTTTCTTAATCGGCATAATATAGTTATCGTTTATCTGATAATCTCTCAAATATTCTTGAACTATTGCTAAACCAGATATATCTGCTAAATTCTCTCCTACAGATAATGATCCATCCATTTTAATTCCATCCCGCGCCGCAAATGTTTCATATTGGCGATTTACATCCTTTACCTTTAAATTAAATATCTTTCGATCGTGCGGTGTCCACCAATCAAATAAATTCCCCTTGTAATCATACATGCTGCCCAAATCGTCTAGAGAATGTGACAGCTCATGACCAATGGTAAACCCAATGTATGCCAAGTTATATTCAATGCCCCTTTCATCTCCATCCAAAAATGGTTTTTGTAGGTAAGCAAGTGGCAAATATATATTATTTTTCGTTGGGTCATAAAACGCATTTACCACATAAGCTTGGTTGCCAGATAAACTAAAATCTCTGCTCCAATCCACGCTCGGCAAATCAATGTAATGCTTTCCTTCCGTTTCAATAAGTATTTTTAAACGCCACGCGTTGCACGCAATTATATTTCCCCACGGGTCATTGGAATGATATGCAATATCTGGATCCGCAACCAAATACGGCGGATGTGCCATGTCAACACGAATATGCTTTAATTTAAGCAGTGCATATTTTTTTGTTTTTGGACTAAGCCACTTGTTTCTCTCTATAATTCGTGTAAACACAGTTTTTAAATCATACGCCAAATTGCTAGCCCATTTTATATATGCACCATTTGCATATTTAGACATGTACTGACTTGTTAAAAACGTGTTGAAACAATAAGACAAACCAAAAATAGCATATATTTCTTGCGGCCAGATGCTAGCTTGACCTTTTATGCTTTTGCCAAAATAATCATAGTAAATTACTCTCCACGATTTATGAAACCTCATCAATTGTTTAAAATAACAATAATAAATATATGTCTTCCATTTTTTTGAATTCCAGTTTTCCTCAAGAATACCTGTGATTGTTGACACGTAAGTTACATTATCGGTTATAAAAAACTGCGGTGTCGTTTTAAACCCCAATCCTTTCGTAAACTCATCCCATTTAAAATTGTATTTTTCTTTTGCTTCTGTTGAAGTAACAATATTATAACCATCTGATGATTCTTTTAAATTCGGATTATACGAGTTAATTGCAGATAATAATTGTTTTTCAACATCAACTACGTCCTCAGAGTTATATTCATTATGTTTCCCAAACGCTAATTTAAATATTTTTGTAACAAATGCGTTGAAAACCTGATTAAATTGTTTTTTATATCCTGTTTCTTTTGTATCTTTTTCATCTTTTTCGTCATCATCATCCTCCATTTCATATAGCTCATCGTCATAGTAAGATAAATATGGCGCATTTATATGACACCTATTTATATCTGAATCCTTTTCATCGGTTATCATTGAAAAAGCAATCGGACAAAAATTTGACACAATCTCGTTTTTATTCATATATATTAATAGATCGGTATACGTTCCTGTTTCAAATATATCGTCCAATTCCTTCTTGATTCGAATCCAGTTATTTTCACAAACAGATTCATTTAAATGTAAAAATGATTCATAAACATTACTCAGCATTTTTGATTTGTGGTTTGAATTATTAGAAACGTAATCTTTTACAATGTCAACAAGCTGATAATAGACCTTCTCTTGTAACAATCTAAAACTGTCTATTCGAGTATAGTATTTTTTCATATTTTTATTCTTCATATTTGTTAACCACTCGTAGTTTACATATGTATAAAAATCATCTTTCGGATTTACCGATTTTGGTGCCAATGGTTTGCCAAATGCGGAAATAAGCTCCTTTCCAATGGATTCTCTTATTCTCTGATTCTTATCGATCTTATTGCTCTTATTGCTCTTATTGCTCTTATTGTCCCGATTGCCATTGCTCTTATTTTTTAAATAATTTTTAAAATTATCTTCAAATGAATTATTTACAGTTATACACCCAACAGCATCATTTATAATGATTTTTTTAATTTTGTGATTTAAATCGTCGGAATCATTGTCGGAGTTTATTTTTTTGACATGTATCTTATGTGTTTTATTTTTTTTTGTATTCATTTATTTAATAATAATTTATTTAATTATTGTTAGTTATATTAACATATATAATAAATTAATATTAAATTATTATTTATTTATTTTCGTAATAAATCTAAAGAATACTTCGCCATAAGTCATGCCTCTTTGTATAAAATATACGCGTTTTGATTCATCGGAACACAAGTCAAACCAACTAGTATAATCATTCATTTCGCTAACACACGTTACTTCGTTCATGATTTTAATAATTGACTCTTCGCTGTCAATTTTGCGTATCATTTGTTTTATACACATCTTCAAAAAATCGGCTAAATTAGAATCATTATCAATAGTGTCGTTATATCGTTCCCATATGTTTCTAAACCCAAGTATTTCATTTGTGTCACATTTTTGATCCTGAATGCAAATGTTTACTGGGTAATTTGACATGATTCCTCCATCAATGTAGCAGTGAACTCTTGGAACATCATCATCATTGTCACACGAATCCATGATTTTAGGAGCAAATATCACTGGAAATGCGCAACTCATTTTTAACGCATCCATGAGTTTTAGACCTGGGTGTGTTTTGTAACTTATATTTATTAATTTAAATTTATTTAATTCAACCGTCATAATGTGAATTTCCTTTTTATTGTATTCGTATAGCTCGTTCATTGTGGTATCTAATGATAAATCTTTTGATAACAATAAAGGTTTCATAATAATGTCAAAAAATTCTGTAGAAACAATTCCCTTGTTTGTATAAATATTTAAAACATCATCAAATGATGAATTTAATGGCAGTATCGTGCTCCAAGGACACTTTATAATATAATCATCTATTGTTTCCCAATCGTGTTTTAATGATAATATTACACCAATTATTGCCCCGATGGATGTTCCATAAATTGTTTCTATATTTTCAATATTCCAAAACTTATTCTTTTCAAGATATTTTGCAGCGCCATATGATAATAATCCGGTTGGACCGCCTCCGCTAATTATCAAATGTTTTATTACCATTATAAATGATACATGAATATATTATTATATTATGTTTTTATCTATATATTTTTATCTGTTAATTAAAATATAAGATTAAATTATCATGGATAACTTATTTTATTCTCGTGAAGAAGACGAAGATGTTGAAAACGTGCGAAAAATAAATTTAGATGAGTTATATGATACAAAAAAAGAAAAGGATTTACAGAAAATGCAAGTTTTTAATCGAATACTTAATAGAATTCACGCCAAGATTAAAATGACATCTAGACAAAAAATCAATAGTAATTTTTGTTGGTATGTTGTTCCCGAAGTTATGCTTGGAATTGTAAATTATGATCGCGTAATGTGCATCTCGTATGTTATTGCAAAATTGGAAGAAAATGATTTTCAAGTTAGATATACACATCCAAATCTCATATTTATTAGTTGGGGGCACTATATTCCTACATATGTACGAACCGAATTTAAAAAAAAAACAGGAATATCTATAGACGAACATGGAAATAAAAAAGAAGATAAAGAAAATGACGGTGGAGGGGGCGGTGGTGGTGGAATTCGATTAATTTCCAACACGGATGATGCAAATACAAATATTGATCATAATTTATTGAATCGAAACAAAATAACATCTACTGCTGCTTCTGGTACTGGTTCTGGTTCTACAAAAAAAGAGTATAAACCAATAACAAGTTATAAACCTACCGGAAATCTAGTTTATAGCAATGATTTCCTTAGAAAAATAGATGAGAAAATTAATAATTGAAATTAATTTATTCCAAATTCTTAAAAATGAGACGATGACTGTATTGTCTCATTTTTATTTTATTTTATTCTGATTTGCGTTTTTTTATTATGATTTGCGTTTTTTTATTCTGATTTGTTTTGCATTGCTTTTTCATTTTCGAGTTTTTCAACCTTTTCAACAAGATAATTTACGACCTTGATCATGGGACTAATTAATTCCAAATAAGATAATAGTTTTTGTTCTTCACCTTTCGAATTATGTTGCGTATAATTTAATCCCAAATTCTCATTTTTAAACGTTTCTTCTACTTCTTGTGCTATTAATCCAAATCGTTTGATTTTATTGTCGGTTTTAAATGCATATTCAACTGGATTCAATTTTTGTAATAATAATTTTGAATATTCAAAAGTTAATGATTTAATATCCTGTTTTAAATTAATATCTGAAGCCATGTTTAATGATTGAACGCTTACTTGTTGAACAGATAATATTGCATTAGCCGGCTCATATGTAAAATGATCTGAAACATAAGATTGATTATTATTTGTAAAAGGCACACTATGTAATGTGCCGGTTGGTCCTGTATAGGACGTTCCTATTCCGCTAAGCATAATACTTGATGATGATGTTGCTGCTGGTCCTGCTGGTCCTGTTGGTCCGGTTAAACCTATTCCCTGGGAACCAGTTGCTCCTGTTTCTCCCGTAGAACCTGTGGCACCAGTTGAACCTGTGGCACCAGTTGAACCTGTGGCACCAGTTACACCAGTTGCTCCTGTGGAACCAGTTGCTCCTGTGGAACCAGTTGCTCCTGTGGAACCAGTTACACCAGTTGCTCCCGTGGCACCAGTTGCTCCTGTAACGCCTGTAGCGCCTGTTGCGCCTGTGGCACCAGTTGCTCCTGTTTCTCCTGTAGCACCAGTTGCTCCTGTGGCACCAGTCGCTCCTGTGGCACCAGTCGCTCCT